GGCTGTTGAAACTCGACAGAGAACAACGGAAGTTGGTCCAGTCGAGGGGGTTGTATTCGTACGTATTTGCACGGGCGCCAATTTGTACGAATTATAAAAAGGGGCTTGAACTTCAGCGGTTCCAACATTAGAGTTATGGACCTGGGTAATACTATTACTCGGGGCCATTGTTCTATATGGAACAGGATAACTACCAGTGGCTGCAATAGGTTCACTCGTGAGCGAATAATTGGCACCACTCCATCCAGCAGCATATGGGTCCTGAGCTGTTGAAATATTAGATAGAGATGTTGTTATAGGTTTGCTTGATTCTGCAGCATCTGTAGTGATGACAAAACGTGTGCTACCTCTAAAGAAAGCAAACATACCAGCTAACTCGGAAGTGACATCCCCGGCAAAAGCAGTGGGCTGAAAATTTACAGCAGTATTTTGATACGCCATACCAAAATAATGTGTAGCGAAATAAAAATGACCAGTGGCATCAGTAACAAGATTAGATCCATTACCAATAACATTGGCGTATTTAGAAGTGAGTTGCTTCAAAGAATTGAAAACTTCCCCACCAGCTAAAGAGGCCGCTGTAGTATTGGTTGGACCACAAACACCAGTAGTACCAGCCACAGAAACAGCGATTTTATTATCAACCGGATCGGTCTGATACCCTGATTGTGCAATAATTGCAGGCAATGCAGGAGTGTTAGTGCTACCAGCAATAAAATCATTGGGACCCATGACTTGAAAATCACACCCAAGCGACATATAAACCAAAACTTGAACAGTTCCAGAAGCAGTTTCTGGAGCCCGCAATGGATTTAAAGCCACAACGTTAACGAATCCAGATACAGCATTGGCAGCTTGAGAATTAACCCATTGAGCGTTCAAAAGATAGGGAAAAGTCAACTCTATCTCATCAGGTCCGGCTAAATCAATAATTTCTCTAATAGCTAACATTGAAGTAGCAGGAGTAGGTAAAGTCGAGCCAGTTTGAGATGGAGTAAAAGTAATCATATATCTACCATTATGAAAATCAGTTTTAATGAACTTAAATCTCAATTTGAAAGAACCACGCCAAAAACGAAAATAACGTGCAACATATCCACCAGGACAAACGTATTTGACCCGAAGATTGTTACCAAAATTGTCAAGAGTGTTGACTTTTATCAAAGAATTAAGCGGAAAAAGAGAGAATGTTAGCTTATTATCACCGTGAACATCAGCAGTAGAAAGATTAAAAGTAGTAACAATTGAAGGTATCTGTTTGATATAATCCCAGGACATTTCATCATATGGCGTAGGAGAAAGATCCACGTTGGACAATGCATTATCATGACGCAATGCCAACATAGATGCGTTGGACACTCCTGATGAACTAGCCATAAAAGGCACTTTAAGTTGCGAAGCAATCATAGGAGGAGCATCACTTAATGGTTTAGAGTAACCAAAATACGATGCAATTCCTGCTAAAGCAGATGAAACCCACGCTGCGGGACCTGTAAATGCTGAGGCTGAAGGAATAGCAGTACCAACACTAGTAAGTAATCCCCCAGCATTCTCAAAGACTGCGGAAATAGTTCCAGTTGAAGCAATAGTGTTAGCTTCCGTGGATGCTATTGACTTCATCTTACGCTTAGATGTTGTCACACGTCCTGCTTGAGGAACAAGAGGAGTGGCGATCTCAACATCTTCAAATGAAAGATAGACAGATACAGCAACAGCAGTTTCACCACCAGCTCCAGTGACCAAAGGACTAAGGACTAATAGCTTGATTGTTCCCCAGTCATAATTGCCACTCTTAATATTGTAATAATCAGTAACAGATGTATACGGAATTCTAATAAGTCCAGAACCATCACGACAATTAATTTCGACACCTGGTAGCTGAGATACAGCAGCAATATTGTTGTATCTAAAACTACTATTAGCAAAAGGCGTTGATGGATCAAAAGTTAATTTAAGCAATCCAGCTTGAAAGGGATTAGCATTGAGAAGGACACGGACTACAGCAGTAGCTCGTATATTTTCAAATCCTTGCATCTTGCTAGCCCAGAAAGTAGCTGAAGTTATTTGAGACCCAATAGTGGACGTCAATTTAACTGTCAGAGCCGCATCACCGGTAATCCAATCACCATTATAAATGATAAGTGGTTTGGCCAAGAAACTTGAGAGAGATGTGCCGACATCTTTTAAAAGAGTGTCAGTAGGATGTGAAATCAAATTCACAGAAGCTTCTCTTGCTTCATTTCTAAAAACGGTAGTGTCCGTTTTATCCATCATGGGATCGTTAAGGATTGGCTGACTCACCATGCCTGGGTCAGTAATCATAATTTCATTATTTGTAATACTTGCAGTAAATTATATAGCAATAGGGGGCGAACTAAGCCACAAACCGCTCGAAGATATTATACAAATGAGTGAATCTTTAGTATCTTCAATTCTCACTCATCGGGTAATTTACGCACGTACCAGGACCAACGGGTACGCACCCTATTTAACAATAATAGGATTGTGAAGTTTAACGTCATCCAAGGACAGGGCCAAATCTAAGATTTTATATAAACATAATCAAGACCTATTGCTTTATCAAAACTATCACGAAAGTCTACGGGAATATAGACATTATATTCGTTATGACAAGCTCGAGACAATTCAGGTCCGTATTTGTTATATATATCTTCGCCATGAAGAGCTAATTCACACATCATACCTTGGCACACTTTAACGAAATCTTGTTCACTACTACCACGTTTGGTCCACAAAGGAGTCTCCAACACTGTGTCCAAAGACAAAGGCGCAACGTAACCTTCTCTTGTCAAACGAAAAGTTCGTTTTAAGAAGGAACAAGATCTCAATTCAACACTCAAACATAAAGGATTTTTCCATTCATCAGTATACTTGTACCCATGATCAAGAAGATACGACGTCAGAGACGGAAGATCAACATTGTCCATAATACTCTTAGGTAGCGTCCAACCATTATCGTCACCATAAACAATCATTCTAAGATGATTGGAAATAGTAGATAGACTCGCAGAAAATGACTGCTTAACAATCTGGGCATGTACATTAGATATACTCCAATACAATAAGATTTGGTTACAC